TGACGCTACTGATGATCCGCTCGTATTTGATTCCCAACCAGTCATCCAGGGGATCAACTCATACGGACGTGCGTCAACGATTCCGCAGATCCTGGCAAGCAACCTCGAGAATGTAGAGCTCTCCACATCTGGGATCACAAAGAGCCGGCGCGGTGCCTGGAGAATATCATCTGACACTTACACCACCGTCCATGCAGTCATAGGGTTGCGGACATCCGTATGGGACTACGGTCTCATGATCTTTGCGGACGGTAATGTCTACCTGCACACCCCAGATGTGACAGGGGTTTTGTTCACCGGAGAATATAACAGTTCGGCCCTGGCCCATCAGTGCAGTGCAGCTGAAATCAATGGAGCAATATATTTCACAGACGGGAGTGGCGACATACTCGTCATTCGACAAACTGGTTCTGAAGACATTCTGGTTGATGCTGACGGTAATGGCGTTTGGGATGATGTCAGCAGCATTGTTGCTTACGATGTTGCCGTCGAGATCGCAGACACTGACAGCCCAGAAAACACAAGAGCTCTAACAGCTCATATGTTCCGGTTGTTCTGCGCGACAGGCATCGACAACCTGCACGTATCCTACATCCTGCCTGACCTGGGGGCTGACCAGAACGAAGACGCAACCTCTGATCCAGGCAACACTGACCCTGGAACTGGCGACATATTCCCAGCGAACAACTCAATCAGGATCGGAAAGGGCAACAGTGACGCCATCCGATCCATTGTTGCATTCAAAGACTTCCGAGTTGCGGTTCTCAAAGACAACTCAATTTACGTTGTCAATGCAGACCCTACATTGAGCCCAGCCGACTACACTGTCCAGCTGGTGAGCGACAAAGTGGGGTGCCTGGCTGAGAAGTCAGCAGTCAGAGTCGGTGACGACATCTTGTTCCTGTCACGCGATGGGGTTCGCAGTATCGGTACCGCATTCCAACAGGACCAGGTCGCAACCTCAGACCCCATCTCGCTTCCGATCCACGATATCATTGAGGAGATCAATTGGGGGTATGCCAATCGTTCATGCGCTGCCTACTGGCGAGGCAGATACATACTGGCAGTACCTACTGGATCATCCACGACTCCCAACACTGTCCTGGTATACGATACCAATCTCAAGCAGTGGTCGGGGCGATGGTCCGGCTGGAAGCCAACCGCATTCGACATCTACGAACCACTGAATGATAGGCGGCGCCTGGTATGGGCTGATGCGACAAACAACAACGTCGTTTACCTGCGAGATCATATCGACGAGGACGCAACCACCGAGAACGATTACGCTGACCGGCTGGGGGCAGACTATGCCCAAGTACCGTTTGAGATTCTGACTAGGGGGCTGACATTTGGTGATCCTATTTCACCCAAGACGTGCGACTTCCTCGAGGTTGAATTTTACAAGAGCAAAGCCAGGGCAAACATCACGCTGATACCCGACGGGGGTGACGAAGTCATCCTGGATAGTGGGCAGCTGGTGGACACTGGAACTGGTGAACTCCGCTTGGACTTTGTTTTGCCGGCTGTCCTGGGCAAGCCTGGCATCGTTCGGCACAACATGAGTCTGACGGGGACCAATCAGGGACGTGAGTTCCAGGTCAAGATCACCAACTCGTCAGCAACTCAGGTCACAGAGGCCGGATTGCAGCTGGATGATCAGAGATACATTGCACTCAGAAACATCAACTTGGGAGCGTTCCTCGAGACGCTCGAGAAGCAGGTTTGAAAATTGACAGGGTTCTTGAATTCGCCAGGAAAAATGGAAACGGAAGAATATTCGCGGATTGGACAGATGATGAGGTTCGGCAGCACCTGGCATTCCACAACCGAAACGGAACACTCATGGTCGTTGAGGAGTGGGGAAACATTGCCGGATTCGTTACCTACAGGAGGATCAAAGACTTCGATGGTGACATCGTTCCTCACTTTTGGTCGCCAAACAACCCGGAGGGTAAAGACGTTTATCTCCACGAACTTTGCAATCCCGGCAAACATGCGACCTACACCATGCTGGCGACTTTTGAAGAATTTAACCAGGACGCACCAGAGCTGACCTACTGGGGCCACCGCCGGGAAAAACTGAAACGATACACATACGCTGACTTTAAGAGAATCATATGGGCTCACCAAAAACACCACCACCACCTGACATAGCCGCGGCAAACGAAGCTGCTGTTTATGCGGACGTGGAGACGCTGCCGATCCGAAAAATGATCGAGTCAGCTGCTGCGCTAGGCACGTCTGTCACTTACACCGACCCAAAGACCGGGGAACAGAGGACAGCAGACTTTAGCGGGTTTGGTGACATCGATCAGACCAGGGCACAGTTGGACTTCATGGCTGAATCGGCACGCACAATTGCCAAAAGCCAACTAGATGTTCAGAAAGAGTTTGGAGCTGAATTCATTCAGCAACGAATGAAAGAGCTTGAGCTTTCAGACCCTCAGGGAACTGAGATACGCAAGCTGCTTGGAGCTGAGGCGAAGAAAGATTTGGAAGCAGGCTACGGTCTTGGGGACGACCTCCGGAGGGAGGTTACCCAGGCAGTGCGAGGAGCCCAGGCTGCTCGAGGTAATATTATGGGTGATGCCAATGCAGCTGCTGAGGCGTTCGCCGTCGGTGATGCCGCAATCAGGCTTCGCCAGCAACGACTGGCCAACGCAGCATCGTTCCTGTCCGGGATTACCCCGGTAGCCCAGTTTGGTGCCATATCAGGTGCCCAGCAGGGAGCCGCAGGTTTCAATCCTATGGGGATTCAACAGGGAACCGGTATCAATCAGAACGCAATGCAGATTGGTTCTAATTTCGCCATGCAAAGTTACCAGCAGCAATCCCAGAACGCGATTGCAGCTGCTGAGATGAACCCATGGAACACTGTCCTGGGAACAGCTGGAGGGCTTGCTATGGCTGGTTTGGGTGGCGGTATTTTCGGATCCATGGGCGGAGCGTTTGGATCTGGAGCAGCTGGTGGCGTTAACGCGTTTCTTGGAGGTGGTCGATGAGTTTTCAAAGCGGATGGAATGCCGGGTTAAACCTGGCTGCTAACATTAGGTCCAACGCGGCTAGGGATCGTGAGATGGACATGCAGGCCAAGCGTGACGAAGTCAATAAGCGTGCGACTGAGCAGCTCATTGAGCAACGCGCCAAGAAGATGAAGCAGGAGGATGCTGTCTTTGAGCGCATGGAGACTGACCGAGTAGAAAGCGAGACAGTGCTTGGTTACTTTGCGTCTGAGGCAGGCAAGCTCAAGTTCAGTTCCCCGGAAGACGTTACCACCTACCGAGATCTTGTCGGCTACAGTTTGAGCAACATTAAAGATCCTCAGGTGCTTACCCGGTTCAGTCAGATCAACGACATGTTCCAGCAGAAGTATGCCTACAAGCGGCAGATCGATAAGACGATCAAAGCTGAGGAGAAGTCGGTGTACTACGAGAAGCACAGTGACGACATGTATCAGAAGACCGGCATTGAGGTGGATCCTGATACTCCCCAGGGACGCTCGCAGATCGACGGGTTCATTCGCAGGCAGGCTGCATACACTGCTCTGACAAAAGCTGGTAAGACGTTTGAAGATGCTGGCGTGGATGGTACCACCGCGAGCATTTCGTCAGATCAACTCACCAAGATTAATTCATTCTTAATGGATGCAGGTAAGCAGCAAGCCATCCTGGACAACATGACCGATCAGCAGAAGAACGCTAAGATGGTCCAGGACAAGATTGGTGAGCTAGGTGGTGATGCCGATTTAATCGACCAGGTCAAAGCTACTAAGGGGAGCAATGAGCTCAAGCAGTCGGAACAGGAAGCAATCTCTCAGGCGTTTGTGGCGTTGGACTTGGCTGTTAGTGCTGAGCGACAGATGAAAAACTTGGGCATACCGTTCCAGGGTTCTGCGTTTAGTAGTTTCTTTGCGGACCTCAAGCGGAACGCAGCTGCTTTCTCTAATCAAACATCGGACAACCTGGACTCGTTCCGAGCAACGATTACCCAACTGGTTCCCGTTCTTGCCAAGGGTGTGTTCCAGGAAACAGGTGTTTTGACGGACGAAGACGTTCGGCGTTACTCAGCCACAATTGCTTCGATCGAAAACACTCCAGAATCGAATGAGCGAGTCATGT